GTCAACTGCACTACCGCTGTGCTACTTCGGAATATACTGGAGCAGGATATCGGATTTGAACCGATGACATTTTCGTTGGCAACGAAACATTCTACCACTGAATTAATCCTGCATAAAAACTTGGTACCTTGTGACAGATTCGAACTGCCGACCTTCTCCGTGTAAAAGAGACATTCTACCACTGAAATAACAAGGCATTTGGTGCGGATGGCGAGACTCGAACTCGCAGGATTTAGTTTCTAAGACTAACATGTATACCAATTCCATCACATCCGCATAATTCTGGTACCCTGTCTCTGATTCGAACAGAGAGACCTCTTCCTTTTGAGAGAAGCGACTTTACCAATTTGTCCAACAGGGCATGGTTCCCAATAGTGAATTCGAATCACTGACCTATCGCTTATCAAGCGAGTGCTCTACCGCTGAGCTAATCGGGAATAATATGGAGGAAGGATGGTAGAATCGAACTCCATGCGCTTTCGCACACCTTCTGCTTTCAAGGCAGAGTCCAGCCCAGCTGAATTAACCTTCCATAAACTTTGGCACCCCATGAAGGAATCGAACCTCCACCTCTGCGTTCGTAGCACAGTATGATCATCCATTTCACCAATGGGGCATAATAATATTGGTGTCGCCTCAAGGGATCGAACCTTGTTCATCAGTGCTTCAAACTGCTGCAATGACCACATTTGCTAAAGCGACAAAAAACTTGGCGGTCTCAAGGGGTAACGATCCCCTTCTTCGACAGTGACAGTGTCGTGTGCGTCCATGAACACTTTGAGACCATGGTGGAAGTGGTAGGATTCGAACCTACAATGTTTCTTATGTGGCGGATTTACAGTCCGTTGCCTTCAACCAATTCAGCGCACACTTCCATATTCTTTTTGGTGGTGATAGTAGGATTTGAACCTACGGTAAACAGCGTATGAAGCTGTCGCATTACCACTTTGCTATATCACCATTGGGGTGTCTTATGGGGAACGATCCCATACTACGACTTTCACAGAGTCGGGTGCGAACCTCTACACTAAAGACACCATTGATTGGTAGGAGTATTAGGTAATGCTCCTAATTTTACTGGTTAAAAGCCAGTTACTTCACTTTAAAGTTTTACTCCCAAAATTGTTGGTACTCGATGGGGGAATCGAACCCCTCCTTCCTGCCGTGAAAGGGCAGTGTCCTAGCCGATAGACGAATCGAGCATATACCAAACTAAAACGCACTGGATGTTTAACAGAGAACTCAGATTTGAACCTGACCTACCATGCCGTCCATGGACTTGTCTGTTATCCACATTACTTGCTAAGTTGTTCCAGCGTGACCACAGTATCCATCTTTCGACTTCGTTTCCATCTTTCGTGTAACATAGCAGAGCCTAGCCGTCACTAGGAATATTTCTCTACTATGCTACCTACTGGCTTAGTAACCAATGCGTTTTAGTTTGGCAGGGGATACAAGAATCGAACTTGTACCGACAGAGTCAAAGTCTGTTGTGCTACCACTACACAAATCCCCAACAAAAACTACTCAAATTTTTAAAGAACAATTGGGACGATGCCCTAAAACAAAAAACCCTCTAACTTTTCAGGTAGAGGGTTTTGGGAAACAGACTTGTTGTCTAATCTACTTTCCAAAACCCCCAGTATCATTCTCAATCGCATATCCAAATGATGGGCGTGTGCATGTCCAGCCACTTAATAGTGGGAGATGCTTCTGCATAACTCTGGATATGTTTAACGAATTCATAACTGAATCTTACCTTAAAATTTATTTACCGACAACCAATAACCTTACAACTCGTAAGACTATGATCTATTTAGTAATTATTTTACCGCTGTTTCACACTTTAGACAAATTTATTTGACATTTCTGCAAAAAATCTAAACCAATTGTGTCACGATAAAATTCTCGATAGTACACATGACTGATGCCAGCACCATGAATTAACTTAGCGCAATGCACACAAGGAGCATGAGTACAGAATAACACGGAACCATTGCCTGATTCACCATCACGAGCCAACTTGAGTATAGCATTTGCTTCAGCATGTATAACCTCATCTTTCGTTTTCAATTCTACCGTATCATCAGACAACTGGACAACTGTTTCACAATCATTTGTCCAACCAGCTGGCATACCATTATAACCAATTGAGATAATACGATTGTCTTTCACGACAACTGCACCTACCTGCAATCGCTTTGCTGAAGACAACTGAGCAAATCTCTCAGCTGTGTCCATAAATGCTTCAACCCATTTCTGTTTCATTTGGACATGATCCCTTGAATCAATTTGTTTGCTTCAGTTGTATCACGAACCTCGTTGTCCAACTCTGCCATGATGACTAGTCGCTGGAGCAATTCTGCTTCTTGTTGTAACTCTTCATCCAAAGAATGATACCACTCAAAGTAATCATCCTCTGATTCCAGATTCCACATGATGTTCAACATGCGTTTCTGTCGTTTAGTTACACCTTGAATTGTAATACTCATGCTGCATCCTTAAAAATACCAGACCATGTCATCAGCTTATTCAGCTTCTCATTCTTTGCAGTCATTACTGCTGACTCGCTAACGATACCATTATCGATAAGCAAGTCGATCATACACATCAAGTCACCAATTTCTTCTTCAAGGTGCTCACGATTTGTTTGCTCTTTGTGACTATCTTCCATACCGAATCGAAATACCTTACTGATAGCCTGAGTAACTTCAGCACATTCTTCTTGAGTGATCAAAAGAATCTCTCGATTCACCTCATTAATTTGTTTCATTTTCATAAACTTATTCATCAAATTTCCTCAACAACAATACGATAGTTCTTACCATTCCTATCAACCACAGTCATGGTTTTCTTAGTAGAAAGGAATTCGCCTTTCGATCCAAGATCCCAATTTACTTTACCCACTGAATCAACAAACGAACCATACACATGGCTGTCTTTCTTCAGTGATTCATTTATGACTTTCGCCATATAATCACAGTATGCTAACATCATCAACTCCCCAATTTCTTTCTAAGCAATTGTCCTAGAGTAGGTTTCAAACCCAGTCTCTTGCGCAACAATTCACCCAATGTTTTCTTTTGTTTTTTCTTCATATCAATTCCAATCTTTCTTATCACCAAATCGTTCGTTGAATTCATAACCCATAGCGTATGCACGCAACTGAATCCCATGCATATCTTTTGCTTCTACACGATCACCATTGTAAGTGCCTTCTGGATACCAATGAGGATCTAGTGGACGATGATAGTAACTATCAGCAGCACCACGATCAAAAGGACTACCATGAGTGCGATCAAATATCTCGCCTTTATACTCAACTGTGTCTTTGTCTTCAACAATAAAATTCATTTCACTCATCTCCATAATAACCATAATCTTCATCAGTGCCCATTCCAGCACTCGTCATCGCAGAATCAAAATCTCCATCCATGGAGTCATCATATAGATCCTGATCGTAATCAGCTACAATTTCTGCTACTGTCACTAGGTCAACTTTTAGTTGACGAGCAATCTCATCAATACTGAGTCCATCTTCATGCAACTCAATAATGTTTCCATGCAAGTTACTGAAGTATCCCATTAGCGAATTTCCTTCATGGCATTAACACCAGACAACATCAAAGCCAAGCCAACTGCAGCGAGAGCCACGCAAGCCAACAGAGAATTTTCTGGCTGTTCCATACCACCAACAGCACCGAACACAATAACCAAACCAACAATAGTACGAATTGAACCACGCATTATACCACCTCTTTCACATTAAAATAACCATAAGGAAGACCCTGAGTAAAACAGAAATACTCAAAGTCACCATTACAACCCTCAGCGTCCATCAACCAAGCAATCACTCGGTCACGATTAGTGCCAGTGTGCATTAGGTTAAGGACACGATCTTCGAAACGAACAATCGCTTCTGCTTCATCAGCTTTGCGTTGCTTTTCAGACTCTTCGATAGCACGACCAAGCACTTCGAATTCAGACATGAACTGCTCTTCAGTCCAGCTGGATGTATCGATACCACGAGGACGAACACCATAAGCATCCTTGTACATGTCCCAGAACTGGCACTGCATTTGTTCTAACACAGACATCTCTTCCCAGCTAGTCAAAACTTCAGTCATTTCGTTACCTTTTTCATTCATCATAAGATTATTATACAGCAGGATGCAATTAAAGACAAGCACTAAATGCGAAAAACCCTACACTCGGTAGGGTTATTTTTCCTTGCAAAAACAACAACTTACGCAGGGGTTTTTGGAGCCTTCACAATAGGGGCGACTAGCCTGTGTTCCTCAGCCCATTTTCGGGTCAATTTAGGGTACAATTTTTGAATTTTCTGATCCTTAATTGCAATCATAAGTTTGGCTTCATCAGGGTGAATACCTTCAAGAAGATTTACAAACAACTGCTCTCGTTGTAACTGTTTCAAATCCTTTCGGCAGAATACATAGAAACGACGCAACTCTGTATACAGATTAGTTGGTGTCATGCCTAGTGGTTCAACTGCAGGTTTGTATGGAGGATCTCCATCTGGCAGTACGAATTTCTTTTCTGGATCGTATGCGTGTTGAAAGATCATCGTCATTGCTCCGATTCTTTCTCTATGCTTGATCATCCCATCTTTAGGATTCTCGTTCAAGTACTGTAAAATTTCTGTGATTGGTTGCGCCATATTAAAATTCCTCAATTTCGTCTAGTAACAATCGACATCTGTTCGCAATCAAATAATTCATGATGCGCATCTTGTCGCCTTTTGGTTTAGTATTTAGATAGGTATCCATGATGGTCTTTTGAATGTTCTCAGGGATATGAGCAAAGTCAACAAGAGTTTGATTTCGTTGCCAGTTGCGTCGTTCCTCATCAGTACGACAAGCAGTGAAACCATTCTCAACAAACTCAGCAAGTCGTTTAGCACTGACTGGTGTTTGTCGCTCACCCTTAACGAACACATCGTCTTTACTCAAGATGTTTGGAATACCATCGCCTGAGTCACCTTTAACAATATGCTCAATCAGATTAGGATGGATCTCAGTTGGCTTAACCTTAATCATCTTACGCAAGATTGGACTAAACTGACTCACATTACTCCACTTGTGTAGCTGTTTGAAGTCCTTGTCGGATGAGACAATCATCACTGGCTCATTACCGAAACCAAAATCTTGGTTACCTTTAGCGAGCACAGCAATGATGTCATCCGCTTCGCACTGTTCAAGATGAATAATCTTATATGGAAAATTCTCAATCATTTCATCACGAATCTTTCCCAGTGTATCGAAGATCATATGCCAGTCGAGATCAGACGCATCTCTGGTTTTCTTTCGACTTGCTTTATAGTTTTCAAAAAAGTCTCTGCGCCAGTACTTACGACCATCACAGCAGATTACTACTTCACCAAACTCTTTACCATACTTTTTCTTGTATGCTTTAATTGTGGAGAGAGTTGCATGACGAATTAAGTTAGTAACCTCTTGTTGGTTATCCGACATCAGTTCTTTCTTGAACGATAGGATATTGGCAAGTGAAACTTGCGAGTAATCAATTAGAATCATTTTAAAATACTTTCAATAGGATACATTCTTCATTCACACGACCATTTACTGCTTGTTCTTTAGTGGTCAATGCCTTATACGCAGTACTCAGTGGTCGTTTAGTCATTGTCGCAAAGTTCTTGATTACTTCTGGCTTGCGCAACATCTTTGATCCAGACTGTTCTGGATCATAGCCTACAATTGTAGTACCCTTCACAGATAATCCTTTCGGATCAATAGCACGATATACTTGTAACTTACGATACTTTGTATTGAACACCCACAATTCTTGACTGTTCACGATTGTCGTTGCCATCACAGACTTGATTCCAAACTCAGGGCTATCCTTCATGAACTTCATCTTGGCAACGAGTACACCAGCAGGTTTCTCTTTGCGTTTACGAGGAGCACGAGTGGATTTAGCCACTTGGACTTGGAGTCCACATGCATCTTTAATTGATTCAACAAGAGCAAGAAACTTCTTGATCTTTGTTTTCTTCATATTGGAATAGCCTTCAACCAACTGTTCGTCTTTACCCTTAAGAACTTCTTGCAGTTCAGCAATAGTTTTGTCGAACATGGGAGCAATCAACTTTGCAATTGGACCACTCACCTGTAGTTGTTTCAAGATATCTTTGGCATCGAATGTCTTGTCTTCCAAAAGAAAGTCATCAAGCAATCCTTCGAACTCTCCAGCAATTTCGTGTGCTTTATCGAGCATTCGTTCTTGAATGTTAATAACATTAGTCACAGGTTTCTCCACAGCAACTTCTTTTACTGGTGCTGGAATCATTTTAGTCAATTCTTTGATCTTGGTAGCCAAGAACAATTCTTCCTTTTCCTGTAACACAGAACCACCATCAACCATTCGTGCCAATACACCAGCATGACGGAAATATGACTCATCAACTTTCAGTAACAGAGCAGCAAGTTTCTTGTCTGTCTTTGCTACATGAGTGATGAGCCACTTTTTCTTTTCTTTGTCATCGTGACTGTAGCTGTAATAATTTAATGCGTGCAACAAGTCAACTTTGTAATTATCTGGTCTGAGTTGTGCCTCAGAACCTTTCATCATTCGTTCGACTTTTGCGATCTGCAGTTTGCGTTTAGCTGTAGTAGCCATAGGTATATACCTCCATGTTTATAATCTATTATACCGCAGACTGCAATTAAAGACAACTAATAACCCCACGGATTGTAAAGTTATTTCTTGAAGGAAACTCCAGTAGTACCACCTACTACACCACCAAGAAACAATGCTGCAAACCAAGTATCAAAACCAATTGGAATATTTAGAGCAAATAGTGTATTCAATGACCAAATCGTTGCTACTGGAGCAAGCACGATTAAAAGGATTACAAACGCAATCAACAATAAAATTTTAAGCATGTTCAGTTTCTTTCAATTCTTTAATGCGCAATTGCAATACGGAAATTGCAGTGTTGAAATGTCCAGTGCCTTCTGCATCTGGATTGTAGTAGTAACGACGCAGAGTTTCTACTTCTGTTTCTAGCACTGCGATGTATTCTTCACGAGTGACATCATACACTCCATTTGAAATGGTACTCATTCTGATTTCTCCTGACAGATAGTTTCATACAGTGACTCAAATTCTTCATGCTCAGCTACCTCTTGATTGTAGTTTTGCTTATGATAAACTTTAGCCATACGAGCCAACTGTCGTTTAGATAGTTGGAATTGTTGAGACATATCTTTGATAGTCTCACGGATCAGATCTCGCTCTGCTTCGATTCGTGTCATGCTACTGGAGATTTCTCCAAGCATTTTCTTGATCTTCAGACGATCTGCTGGACTTGAAATAGTTTGTGTCATTGGTTATCCCATTCGATTCGTTTAATGTTACTAGTGTTGAATGATCGCCATTCGTTAATTTCCAAGTCAAATACTTGGACAGCATCAGTTTTAGTTGCTGGTTGAGTTGAACCACCCTTTGGATGTTTGTCCTCTGGAATTACACTAAAGTTACGAGTGCATAACATTTTGCGATCTGTTCCATCTTTCTTGGTGAAAGTAACAGTAATTTTACTCTCAGAAAGATAATCACGCAACCACTCTGCAAAATCAGGAGTGTTTATAATTGCATCGGGATCAATGCCTGAGGCACGAGCCAATTGGATAAAGTCTATATCACTATTACTTGAAATCATTATTCTAACCTATCATATTAAAAAAATTACAAAACTGTTTGAAGTGCGGTGTATCCAAAAAGAAGTTCACATCGCTGTACTCTGGCTTCTTGTATGCTGGATCAGGATCCGTACTCTGTCGCTTAATAGAAATGCGATGCGAATCATATTTCTCATCATACTGATGCTCAAGACGAACTTGATAGCCATCAGTAAAATCTATCTCCGCAAAATTAGTTGGACTCATTCTTATACACCCTTACTTTAATAAATTCACCATCACCATTTTCAACTTCTTTAGCTGAAACTAAAATTGGAGACTGATCACCAAATGTATCCCACTTTACTTTGAGTACATATCCCTCAATGTATTCTCGTGTGACTTTCATTGTCATTTGATCTGACATAACTGTTTTAGATTGTAACAAAGCTGGAACCTTTCTATTATAACTATCGTATTTAATCATTAACCATATCCTGAGTTAGTTGTAGGGAATTTTTTAGTGCCTTTTCAGCCACTCTTAATCCATATTCCATCTCACGATTTTTGCGTTTCGCAAGAGACAACTCACGCAGAGTTTTTTGATATTGTTCATATAAGTCTGTAGTATTTTTGTGAATCGCATTTACATACTCAGTTAAATTGTGGACAGTAACCCATGTGCCATCAGCCAGTTTAGTATGCCCATCACGAATACGAAATTCGTCAGTCCATCGTTCATTCAACTTATAGCTTGGCATCGATTCAAACATAAACAATGGTTGATCGAGTGAATTTAATTTTTCAGTTACTAATTGAAATTCTTTCTGAATAGATTCTTTACCATAAAACATTATTCATCCCCTTCATCAGACGCATATTCTTTTTCTTTACCATTCATTGCTGCATGAATATCACAGAGAGTCATATGCCAACCATCAGTGTAAGTTTTTCCTGGAGCACCACACTCTTCACATGTACGATAACTCATAGACTCTGCGAAAGAAATATACTGATAGTGTTTGTCAGTTGCAGACTGAACATAGAATCGAAGTCCACCGAACTTCTCTTTCACTTGAACAGCAACTGGAACTTTGCTGGCTTCTTCTTCCATAATTTGTTTACGGAGATCAATCTCACCCTGTGTGATAATATCACCAGAGCCACCATACATCTTCTCGCCAACTTTATCTTTGATGAATTCATAGCGACTCTTGGCACCGAGCCATTCACTACACAATTTACCACAGAGAACATCGATGATGTTATACCATCCGTCACCACATTCAAAACCCCAGCACATTGCTGTGTTCTGCATATTCTCATTACGATCTCGAAAGACCAGAGGATATCTTGCACATAGTGCTTCGTCTAATTCTTTTCTCATTATCGATCTCCCCCAAATGCTGGGATAATTAAATTCAAAGCACGGATATATTGTTTGTTACCAACTACATCTTCAGGATGCATCCAGTAACCATCAGGATTCAATTCATCTTTTGGATTTGCTTCCCACTGATCCAATTCAGACTGTAGATAATCTCTCCAGTCAATCAAAGTGGCAACAGTTATACCATTAGCAACTTCCCATGAAATCTCTAATCCTTTGGTCATGACAACTCCGTATTCATTTGATATTGCCAGTGCTTGTATAATTCTTCGTATGCTCGAAGTACTTCATTAGGTAACTTATTACCTTTCTTGAGTTCTTCTTCAATCATTCGTCCAAGTGCACGAGCTAAACGGATTTCTTCAATATCATACATATTAACTCCAAGTTCTATGGTCTTCTGCTACATGTTCAAGTCCATCGTATTCATGGATGTGCCACTTAACATCATCTGGGATATCAACGATGGCTAATTCTGATGCCCAACCCCATGAGTCTTTACCCATTTCTTCAATCACTGCAATCAAATCTGGATCAGCACGATTATCAAAGAAGTCATACTCACTAATATAATCCTGCTCGTCTGGATCATCAGCAACTCTGTAATAATCTGAGTCGTTTCCACGAATTGGATACTTGGCTGGCACTTTATTAAATGCAATACCCTTACGCTCAAGTATCTTCTCAAACGCTACATTTGAGATACCGAATCCACCAAAACAAGTATTAATTGCTACTTTCATTTTACATCCTTAGGTACTTCAATTTTCTCCAACTCTTCAGCTGGATCCCATTCTTCATCTTCTTCATTTTCTGCTACCCAATCTTCATGAGCATTCATCAAGTCAGCAAAGTCAACGATGTCTTCAGGTAAGTCTTCAATTGATTGACGATCAGTAATATTATATTCGTAGTAAGAGTCGTAACCATCTTGAAACTTACCACAGAATGACATTCCACCTTCATGATAGTATGCATCGACATTATATCCTTCTTCTTCCATGAACTCATAGAGAATTGTTGGAGGAGACCATGCAGTATCGAAATTGATAGTGATGGTGTTTTCGTCTTGTCGTTCCCAATCATAAACTGAGGCATCCCACTTCGTACCCCAATTATTCACATTCCAACTATACCAGTTTTCTTCTTCAGATGATGGCATTGGACGAATAGCATTGAATACTTGTTTCTCTTCAGTTTTCAACGATGCTTCAATTGCATCAATCTTTGTAACATCTTCGTGACTAATAGTCACAGCATTTGTGCACCAGTTAGGCATATCAATCTCCTGTAGTCAACCTATAATCTATTATACGATACCTTCGAATTTCAGACAACTCGTTTGCAATTATCTATTCACACTCAATTCTGCGTCTGGATTATCCCAGCATGCATTGCGGTAGTTGTAAACAAAGTTGCAAAGACCATCGTAAGAACCCCATCCATTCATTGGATTGAACATCTTAAACTTCTCAGGATCACTCAATAGAATGTTCCAACCCTCATCCAATAAGTCCGCAATATCTCTGGCATACTTTAAACCCTCTTGTTCATCTGGTCGCCACATTACATCATACAAAGTCATACCATTAGACAACTCAACTATCATTGCCATCTTATTCAGATTGTGTGTAATGTTACCACTATATACAGAGCATGGTTTAACAACCATCAAATCTACATCTAAACTCATTTTACTTCCTTAGCAGAATCTGCGATATCCTTGTCTTCTCGTAGTTCGACAAAGACTGGGAGGAACAAACTTTCTTCACCAGCTTTATTCTTAATGCGAGCATTGTATTTGATAGCGACAATCTTGCCCAAAATATCCTTCTCTTTAAGCGTCTTGCGATGTTCATCATTGAATCCACTTCCTACATTTACTTTAATAACACCATCAGAGGATTCGCAGATAATTGCGCCAAGCCACTCAGGTTTCTTCTTGTGTGGTTCAGTTCCTACAATCTTAAGATCGCATTCCAATTCTCCCTTGAACTTAATCTGATGCTTGGCTCTTTTGTCTTCCCAGATACCTGAGCCATCTTTCAGAATGATTCCTTCATATCCAAGACCAAGATACTCTTGAAAAATATCCTGTGCTTCTTCTAGTGTTTGCACCAGAGTAGATGTAACCATCCATATCTTTTTATTCTCAGATGATTGCTCACCAACTATATTTTGTAGAGTTGAGAATCGTTTTGAATAAGGGAATGGGCAGTTACCTTCAATGAACTGAACATAAGGAATTAGATCCCAGACAGTAGCATGCACCATTGATGCTTCTGCTACAGAGATTGTTCCCTTGTTGGCTTTGTTGAGGATACCATTGCCTGTCTGCCTATCAGCAAACTGATGATCACCATCAAGCATAACCAAAAGTTCACCATCGAAAACACAATCGACATCGCCAGCAAGAGCAATAAATTCTTGCTCAAGGTTGCCCAATAACTGAATTTCTTTTCCATTTCTACTACGGAATTCACACTTACCTTCACGGACAATAGCGTTGAATCGCATACCATCCATCTTCATTTGAGCATAGGCTGGAAACTTAATCTTGTCAATCAACTTCTGCTCAAATGGAGAACATAACATGCATGGATATTCGGGAATCAATCCCATCCATACATCGTTAGCAGTGGATGCCTGAACACCACACATCAAATCTTTCTTGATAATTCGTTCAATAACCTTAGCATCATCAGCTGAAACAGAAGATAAAAGCATACGCAGATATTCGATTGCAGCATTGCCAGTTACTGTTCTGCTCGATAACTCAAACAAGGCAACCAGTGCTTGATCTAAACTTGTTTGATGTTTGTCTGTAGTGTAAGATGGAATCTTACGCTGATAAAACTGAGTGAATGGATCCAGCGCAAGACGAATCACTTCACGCAATGTCTCATTGTTACTATATAACCTCAGTTGTTCTAGTTTAAAGTTTCGTGATGGGTTTGCAGCCAGCACTTCAAGAAATTCATTTATACTCATGTTCAATCCTTTTATTTTAAGCAACATAGTTCTTCCAGCGATTTAGATCACCAGAGAGTCTACTTTTAATCTTATGACACACCACACACAATTCCTGTATATTCGATAACCGATTATCAGCATGGTCTCCATTCTTATGATCAATTTCAGTTATGTGTAAGCCTTTGGGTAGAAGTTTATGATTCACAGCACATTTAAAACCTAGTCTACCATCTTTGTTTTCGCAAATTCCAGTTCTATATGAAGTAACTCCAGCTGCATATGGTCGTTTGCCTTGCTGTGCCTTTTCACAAGAACAACATATAGGTTTCCAACGATATGTTCCATCTTCATTTTTACGAGTCCATGTCACAGGTTTCTTGCACCCTCTATTGATACAAATTGGACGAAATTCTAGAATATTTCCCATTATGCCACCACAAAGCCAGATGTATCTTTCTTCGCTTTACCCTTAGCCTTCAAGCCAACGATAACACCCTTTGGATCCAAGAAACGCAAGTCTGTTTCATCACCATTTATAACTGGCAAACCCAAGTATTTCTGTGGCAACTCTTTTCTAAAGACCACAGCAATATTCATACCAGAAGATTTTGCCTTCAACACATCGTTGATGTTACCATCTGCATTGGAAAATGTCAGGTGATAGTTCTTGATGTGAGAAACCTTACGACCAACAATTTTAGTGTAATCATAGAATTGCACTTCAGGAAACATTTCAAAGATGTTCTTACGATTAGCAACTTCATATTTCTCCCATGAGAGATCAGAAGTGCCATTCAAACGAAACACTGGTGTCAACCCTTGCTTCTCTGCTTTAGTTTTTGTTTTGATAATCTCAACAACCAACTCATTTAAGAATGCTTGACGATCTTCGAAGAATGCTTTGGTCTTACGGATTCGTGCTTGTTGAATTACATTAGTGGATTCACCTTTCTTGAAGATGCCACCACGACCAGCAGTATTCAAACAAGCAGAAGTGCATCCAGCTGTTCGCTTAGGACATACTTCTTTACCAGAAAGATTCGCAGGTGCTAGGTGAAGAACAGAAGACAAGAAACCCTTCTTCTCACCCTTCAACAATTTTGGATTGCCAACAGTCAACAGTGCCATAATATATCCTTATTTAAAAACAATCAAAGCCAACAAGATGCTATTAAAGAAGAATCCAACTGCATTCGATACGATATACAGCGTATCTTTTTGCACGATGGCTCTAAACAAGAACAACATCAAACCAGACCAAACAAGGATCACCATGCTTACTGGTGGAACCTTGTCTGAGTAACCTAAGATTACTCCAAGAGTCGTTGGGAGTGTCGCTCCGTGGATCAAGATCATTCCAACCCATCCACTAAGAGCACCTAATTTTTTAATAGTATTTTCATTCATCATAAGATTATTATACAGCAGGATGCAATTAAAGACAACAAGTTTCTGGATGGAAAAATCCCCTGTAAATACAACAACTTACAGGGGATTTAGAGGGAAGAATAACCCTTTAGTCCGTAGGGTTATCCCTTTTCGAGCCTTTTTCTTGCTTTGGAGGTGGTTTCTTCGACTCCAATTCTGCTTGCACCATTGACCTAATATACGCTCCACGCTCATGCGGGTCGATAAAAGTTGCAGCCAGTTTCTTAGCTGTTTTACTCAGTTTAAAATTCTTATCAGGTTTGATCATATTTCTCCGTTAGTTCATTTATAAAATTCAAAAGTAAGGTATGGTGACGACCACCATTATAGTATTTATGTATGTATTGCCATGGCTTTTGAAACCAGTACTCAGGTGCTTCAGGATGACAACCAATCAAACCAATCCTACCTTGAATGATTGCCATGGGATCTCCATTGGCATATCGTGCAACTGTTTTGAATTTAGTTTCATCACCAATTAACGCACAGCCATCATAGAAATACATCTTCTCTTGTTGGTCTTTCCATGTGATTGAAGCTACTGTTCCGTAGCTTCTTTTAACATCTGCATTTGGTTGTTTTATATATTGAACAGGGTTGACATCAGTAAGTATATCGAAATAACGCTGTCCAGCCCAATAAGCACCCATGCAAATACCAAGATAGTGACCACCACTTGATATGAACTCGGCGATTCGATTCGCTCTTCTTCTAGTGAAGAAATTAGGATAACTGTCGCTATCCCCAATCCCACCAGGAAAAGCAATAACATCAAGATTGTCAAAGAAATTATCATCATCTAATTCCTTTTCTTCGAATATTCGTATTTGATAGTCTTGCGAAAGAGCATGCACCATTGCATACGCACAATCCTTAGAACACTCTGGATGGCGCATAAACAGTGCGAGAGTTTTCATGTTTTATCTACTAAATTTTCTTTAAATATTTTCCAAGCATTATCCCATGTCCATCTTTGACTACCCTTTAAAACTTTATCTCTGTTTAACTGTAAACAAGCATCAATTGCATCAGTAAGATTCTCGTTCATGAATCCCGTCTCTGCTTGATCAATAACATCTATTGGACCATCGCATGGATATGCAGCAACTGGAGTTCCACATGCCATTGCTTCGATCATTACAATACCAAATGTTTCCCACTGACTCGGAAAGACAAACACATCAGCATTTGCATACCATATTGCTAAATCTCTACCAGTTTTAAAACCAACAAATTTAACATCAGGATATTTCTTTTGATATTCTTCACGCATTGGTCCATCACCAACCATAACTTTACGAGAGTTTGGGTAGTCAAGTTCAAAGAATTTCTCTAGATTCTTTTCTTTACTGACACGAGAAACACACAGTAAAAGAGTCTTATCATCGTCAAACATTTTTGGATAACTTGGATGGAAGATTTCTCTATCAACACCACGAGTCCATGGAATAACTTCTCCCCCAAACCCATGTGCTTTAAGATTTTTTACCATAGTTTCAGTGGTTGTTAATACTTTACCACTGTGTTTATGAAACCAGCGAACGAATTTCCAAGTTACAAATTCAGGAATCCCAAATAAGGTTTTAAGTCCTTCAGGAAACTTAGTATGGTAAGCAGTATTGTGCCTAATATTACATTGTGAAAGATATGCTCTAGCCCACAAACCCAAAGTACCTTCTGTGGCGATGTGGATATGATCTGGATTGATCTCCTCAATCTTCTTGCCCACTGCCCACGGAAGGGTAATCTTGACTTCGTTGTAGCGAGGGCAATCAAAATAGCGGAACCTGCTGGGATCAATATAATCAACAGTATAACCATCCCGAATCGCACACGCTTCAATATTTTTGTAAGTGGTAACGACACCATTGATTTGATCTGGTAAATTATCCGTAATAATTAAAATCTTTTTTGTCATCGAACTATTTGAGTATGTTTATGCTTTAGTGATTTCTTCAATGCTTTCAACCACAACTTCTTTTCTTTTACTGTATCATGATTCAAAATTGCTTGATACATCTTCTTTACTATCTTGCGAACTTTCATGGTCGTTCTCCTTGGTCCATGTAATAATTTCCCACTTGCCATCATAGTGTTCGACTAAAGCAGTGCAGGATTCAACCCAGTCTCCATCATTCATGTAGGCAACACCATCAATCTGTTTGATTTCCGCATGATGAATATGCCCACAGATGACTCCATCGTATCCACGCTTCTTACAATATTTTGCAAGATTTGTTTCAAATTGAAACATAAAGTCAGACGCTTTCTTTACTTTATGTTTTAGGTATTTAGACAGTGACCAATATCCAAACCCTAGTTTATGACGCACCCAATTGAAACGAGAATTCCAGTCAAGAACTAAATCATATAGTTTGTCGCCAAGGAATGCAAGCCAAGGAGCAAGACGAGTAATTCCATCGAATAGGTCACCATGAGTAACCAAATATCGTTTTCCATCTGCGCCTAAATGTTCTGTTTGATTTTTAATTTCAATC